AAAGCCGTACTCTGAAAATCCTAATGCTATATCAAGTGCGGAGCTGTCCGGACTTAGGCTCCAATCTATCACTTATCACTCTACTTCTTCTAGTGGTCCATAAATACTTTCAAAGTCCAGGCGTCCACCTGTTCTCAGTATTATTTTTTTTGCTTCTTTTATACTCGGCTGTCTTTGGTTATAACGCCAACTACGAACGGTATTCCTTTTTGCTCCAAAAAGTTCGGCGGCGGCCTCCTCGCCAACAAACTCAATGTACTGTTTTAGGGTCATAGACTCTTTGTTTTCTCTAAGTTCTTGTTCCATTGAATTTTCCTTGTTGTTATCAGAATGTATAGACTGCCTAATATACTAAATGTTTGCATTAAAGTCTAATTATGTTAAAGTTATTTTTGACAACAACAATAATAAGGAGAAATAAAATGCCTAGCATTTCAGATCGCTTTGTTCCACCAGGTCAACTGGTTGAAAAACAAGGAGTGTGTTTACTCGTTTACGGCCCCGCCGGAAGTGGTAAAACTGTTCTTTGTTCAACGGCTCCCTCTCCCACACTTATTATAAGTGCCGAGGGGGGTTTATTATCTATTCGTGAATCCAATGTCTCTGCAATAGAAGTTACTTCGGTAGCTGATATTGCTGAAATCTACGATCATCTTTATAAAAATCCTGGAGAATTCCAAACTGTTTGTTTGGATTCTATTAGTGAAGTGAGTGAAGTGGTCCTGGCTAATGAAAAAGAAAAGACAAAAGATCCACGACAAGCATACGGTACCGTCATTGATGAGATGATGAAACTCTTGAGATCTTTTAGAGATCTACCTATGGATGTTGTAATGACAGCCAAACAAGAACGACTTCGTGATGAAGGTTCCGGTTCTGTGTTGTATATGCCTTCTATGGTAGGGGCAAAATTGCCTCAAGCTCTGCCTTATATATTCGATGAAGTATTTGCTATGCGAGTAGATAAGAATGAGGAAGGAGAAACAACAAGGTGGTTGCAAACTGAAAAGGATTGGCAGTATGAAGCCAAAGACCGTTCAGGTTTATTGCAATCTTTTGAGAAAGCTGACTTAGTGCATATTTTTAATAAAGTTAAAACAGCATCTAAGGCAACTTCTAGTAAAGAAAAAATAAGTAACATTAAATCAAAATCGGAGGAAACGAATAATGGTTAATATTAATTTTAACGCTGAGGAAGAATTACAAAAACTTCCCGAAGATCAACGAGGAGAATTCCCTCCTCTTCCAGATAGTTGGTACACGGCTCAAATTATCGAGTCGGAACAAAAGGCTACTAAAGCCGGTACCGGTCACTATCTTCAACTTGCATTTGAAATACTGGACGATACTTATCGTGGCCGCAGAGCATGGGCGCGTCTAAATATAGACAACCCAAGCGAAGAAGCTGTGCGCATCGCTAAAGCAGATCTTGCTAAGATTTGTCAGGCTTTAAAAATAAATGCTTTGAACGATACACAACAACTTCATGGCAAACCTTTACAAATAAGGGTTATTTATAAAGAAGGCGATAGCACGTATGGACCTTCTAATGAAATTAGAGGTTATAAAGCGGTTGTCGCAACGGACAGTTCAACCCCCGCTGAAGAAGAAAAAACGGAAGCGCCTTCTTGGTCGAAACCTAAAACTCCACAGGGAGTCCTTTAACTAAATTAGTTAAGCGGAAGAAGGTGGTGGCAATTAACCGCTGCCTTCTTTTTTAGGAATGTATCAATTACGTGACTATCAACATCAGGCGATTAACGCCATTTATAATTACTTTGATTATCAATCCGGTAATCCTTTAGTCGTTATGCCTACTGGCAGTGGTAAATCCATTGTCATTGCTTATTTTATTCAAAGAGTATTGGCAACGTGGCCTGACCAAAGGATCCTCATGTTAACTCACGTTAAAGAATTGATAGAACAAAACTATGAAAAATTAAAGATCGCATGGTCAGACGCTCCATGCGGTATTTACAGTGCTTCTTTAAAACGGCGTGATACTCAAGACGCAATTACCTTCGCAGGTATTCAATCTGTTTATCAACGCGCTCCCGATCTCGGTCATTATGATTTAATCTTAGTGGACGAGTGCCATCTAATTCCTTCCAGTGGCATGGGACGTTACCGTCGTTTTATTGAAGCCAGTAAAGAAATTAATGAGGCGGTTAAAATTATTGGCTTTACGGCTACCCCTTATCGTTTACGAACTGGGTTATTAACAGAAGGAAAAGACAAGATCTTTACCGACGTGGCAATTGATTTAGCCAGTGGCGATGAATTGTTAAAAATGGTAGAGGAAGGCTATCTCGCTCCTTTGGTTAGTAAGTCTATGGAAACACGCTTTGATGTGAGTGGCGTGCATACCAGGGCCGGTGATTTTGCCAGTAATGAATTACAACTGGTAATGAATGATGCCGACCATACGGAAACTGCACTTAAAGAAGTAGTGGAGTACGGCGTCAACAGAAGATCCTGGCTAATTTTTTGCAGTGGCATTGAACACGCAGAGAATGTAGCCCATCAATTAACAACCACTTATGGAATAGAGTGTGCCGTGGTTACTGGTAAAACTCCTTTAAAAGAACGGGAGTTTTTATTGAATGCTTACAAAAATGGAGACATTCAAGCTATCAGTAATTGCGATGTACTCACCACCGGATTCGATGCTCCGGAAACAAATCTCCTTGTACTGCTGCGTCCAACGCAATCTACGGGGTTGTATGTTCAAATGTTAGGTCGGGGTATGCGCCCAGCTCCAGACAAAAAAAATTGTTTGGTCCTGGATTTTGCGCGTAATGTTGAACGACACGGACCTATAAACGATGTACGCCCTCAGTCACAAGGCAGGTCATCGGGACAAGTCAGCACGTCTCCTGTAAAAACTTGTCCTGATTGCCGGAGCATCGTTCCTATTTCTTTCTTAACGTGTCCCGATTGCGCACACAAATTTGCTGAACGCAAGATTGAGGTACAAGCAACGGCGGCTAGTTTAGAAATTATGCGAACGGACTTTAATCCGGAACAATACATTGAGGAAGTCGAAGTCCAGCGAGTTAAATATAGTTCGTATCGTAAGCGCGGTAAACCCACGCCCACATTAAAAGTGGACTACGAGTGCGGGTTAATGACTTACTCTGAATGGGTGAGTTTGGAACATAAAGGGTACGCACGGAAGAAAGCGTTATCTTGGTGGCGCACTCATATTTTGCCTTCATACATTGCATTTCCTGCCCCTTTAAGTATTGAGGAAGCCCTCACACGCACTCACGAACTCAAAGCTCTTGACGGGCTTCTAATGGACTTTAAAGGGCATTACCCCAAAATATTGGATTATATCTATGAAAAACAAGAAAAAACCGCCCAGAGTCTATGTGTTTAAAGAAAGTGAAGGAGAATTTCGCTTCATTAGCTTTGATGATCCCGATCGCTTTGTTACCTGGGTGGGATATAACGGGGAGAAAGAACAGTTGGTAAACAATTGGTTTGGAAAACACAGTGTTTTTGAATGGAATGAATTACTCAGTCCAAAAGGACACCTGATGTTAGTGTATGAAACTTTAGATAAATGGGTGGAACCAATAACGCACAAGGATTTGCATTGGGCCATTCCTTTTTAGGAGAAAAAAATGATTAAAGTAAAAAAAGAAAACGCAGAAATTATTTACGATATGTCCAACAAGGCGTATCACGCAACCGATGCGATTGGCAGTCACACGGTTATTGATTTTGGTCGAAGTGCCGCACACGCAGTGGTGCCACTGGACGAACCAACCAGGGCCATGGAATTTGGATCGGCCTGTCATAAATGGATCCTGGAGCAAGAAGATTTTTATGAAGAATTTGCTATCCCCACATTGAGCTTGCGCAGTAAAGCCGGAAAAGAATTAGCGGCGGAACTAAACGCTAAAGATCTTACTGTTATCTCGGAGCCGGACTTCGAACTCATCAAAGAAATGAAAGAAGCATTGACGCCAGAATCGGAAGCCTACTTATCGGGAGCGGAGCGAGAACTGAGTATTTTCTGGAAGCGAGAAGAGTTGCCGTGTAAATGTCGTCCCGATAGCCTGGTGTTTGCAGGCAAAGACGAATCGGGAGTCTCCTGGCACAGTGTGGTGGATTACAAAACGGCGGCTGACGCCTCTCCGCATGGATTTAAGAGTGCTATCTTGCGTTACGGCTACGATCAACAAGCATCTTGGTACAGTGACGGGGTAGCAGCAGCTGGGTATAACGTGCGTGAATTTGTGTTCGTGGTTCAGGAGAAGAAGCCGCCTTACGTTAATATGGTTTATAAACTAAGTGGGCCGTCAATACTAAAAGCGCAAGATAAAAACGAAGAAGCGGTAGAAATTTTATTGGATTATCAGCGCACTAAAATCGCCAAACCTTTTAATTCTGATAACGTCATGGAGATTGATGTCGTTTAACGGATTTGGTAGTTACGATTAAATAAATATTTTCTTTTACCAGCTCGCGTAAAAGCGGACTGTTCTCAACAAACTCTAAAATAGATAGCATGTGATTGGGGTGAAGCACAGGCGATTCAATCTTACCTTCTGCGTATAATTCTTTAATAATGGCTTCAACGTATTCACGCCATTCAATGATTGATTTCTTTACTATTCTTTTCATTTTTACTAGGTAATAGTATTAAACAAAACAGCGT